ACTTTTCTTTGTTTGCAAAAGACATCAAGAGCGCAATGAAGTTGGCGCAAAAGATTGACCGTCTTTTCTCAAAGCACTCTGACCACAACAAGCCAGTTTCTCTGTAGTCCACCACTGGTGTCACACCAGTCTGCTATGTTGTTGGGATGAACTCAACCCCAGTTTACCTGAGCAACAAGCCGACCGGCATTTCTCCAAGTCGTGTCAATCAGATTGAAACTTGCCCAAAGCAGTACCAATACGTTTCAATTGAAAAGTTGCCAGAGAAGAAGAAGATGGCAACATACAGGGGAACTTTCTTCCACGAAGTCTTGGAAACGATGTTTCTTCGCACCGCAGAATCACCACAGGAGCGAAGCGTGGAACTTGCGCTGGAGATTATGCGAGAAATCGTGCCCGTCTCTTTGAGCGCCGAAATCGCCGAAGAAATGGAACTCGATGCGAAGGGCGTTCAGACCTTTCTGGCCGATGTCTCCAAATACGTCCGCACTTACTTCACAATGGAAGACCCCACATCCGTCACCTCAGAGGGGATTGAAGTTCGCTACGACCTAGACATGGGCGGATTCGGGCTCCGTGGAATCCTCGACCGCCTTGACCGTGACCCTGACGGTTCCCTAATAATTGTCGACTACAAGACGGGCAAAGTTCCCTTTGGAAAGTACAAGGATTCAGCACTTCTCCCGGCGAAAATCTACGCCTATTTGTGCGAACAAGTGCTTGGTGAGCGACCAAAGACAATCCGACTTCTCTATGTCCAGTTTGGAAAAACACTTGAACTAAGCGTGACAGACAATGACATCGAACTTGCCGAGCGACGTGTTCGTCAGGCTTGGGGCAAGATTGAAGAGTGGTACGAGGCTGGCTTTTTCCCAGCAACAAAGAACAATCTCTGCGAAAACTGGTGTTCATTTAAGGACATCTGCCCGGCTTGGCATGACGAGGAAGACTTCCCCTTCTAGTCAACACTTGCATTTTCCAAAACGTACTCTACGATTTGTTTTGTCAAGACCGTTGGGTTTTTACCACACGGAACAAGTCGCAAGGAAGAGTACATGGCACGAAAGTTAGTACGACTCAACATCAAGGAGACCAGTGGTGTTGACCACCCTGCCCACCTTCACGATGGATGGGTTGTAATGAAGTCTGCCAATCCTTCCGAAGTTACTGCCGTACTTGACGAACTCCGCCCAACCAGTGATGGTGACGGCAACCCTACTGAGGCGCCCGCTTCAGTAGTTTCCAAGACGGAAGGAATCACTATGCCTGAAACGGCTCTTACTGACAACGCAGAAGTTGTTGTCATTCCAGAGTTGGCGACCGAGGCTGAGATTGTTAAGGCGATGCCTGCTGTAGTCAAGAAGATGCTTGACGAAAGCAAGGCCACCGCTGAGGCTGCTCTCCGCAAGGCTCAGGCTTCAGAGTCGGCCCTCATTGCCGAGCGTAACGCTCGTGCTGACGAGGCTGCTGTACTGAAGGCTGCCCAATGGTCACAACTCAACCTTGACCCTTCAATCGTAGGTCCAAGCCTTCGCCAACTTTCAGAAGTTGACGGCGCACTTGCCACCGAGATTGTTAAGGCCCTCGACTCAGCGAACGCTCAACTTGAAGCGAACGTTGTATTCACCGAAATCGGAACGGACGCACCTGCTGCTTCTGACGACGCTTTCTCGAAGATGGAATCACTTGCCAAGGCAGCAGTTGCCAACGGCACTTCACCATCATTCGAGTCGGCTCTGATGTCAGTTGCTCAGTCAAACCCTGACCTCTACACCGCTTACCTCAACGAGAAGGCACGATAAGTCATGGCTTACGAACAGAATCCATATGCAATTAAGGTAACGATGGTCGCAGACGCTTCAGCAGCGTCAGGCACCAGCACCTCAGTTGCTCTTCAATCACAGTTCACCTTCGTGAAGATTGCTTCGGCATCTATCACGGGTGCGAACGAATCAGGCTCGGTTGCCACTGCTGTGAGCGCCGCTACTGACCGTCCGCTTGGTGTCCTCCAGAACCAGCCACGTGCTTGGTTCAGCGCTGCTTCAGCACTCGAAGGCGTTTCGGAATCAGAAATCACGATTTCGGGCGTCACCAAGGTTGTTGCTGGTGGAAGCATTTCCGTTGGTTCAGTAATCGGTACTTCTGCAACTGGCACCGCCGTTGCAATCGTTCCCGGCACTGACACCACTAAGTACATCCTAGGTACGGCTCTGACCGCAGGCGTCTCCGGTGACATCATCACCGTAGTCATCGACTGTGGCAACGCAAGCCGTGCTGCATAAGGCAGAGAGGAATAAACCATGCCACAGCCAAACGTAAATAACGTTCACATTGATGCAATCTTGACCAACATCTCGGTTGCATACATTCAGAACACTGCAAACTTCATCGCCGACAAGGTATTCCCAGTAGTACCTGTTGACAAGAAGAGCAACCTTTACTTCAAGTACACCAAGGACGACTGGTTCCGTGACGAGGCTCAGCGCCGTGCCGATGGCACTGCATCTGCTGGTTCAGGCTACGGACTGTCAACCGACAACTACTCTGCCGACGTTTTCGCCTTCCACAAGGACATTGGCGACCAGACCCGTGCAAACTCAGACAACCCTCTGAACCCTGACATGGAAGCAACGCAGTTTGTAACTCAGCGTTTGCTCCTCCGTCGTGAAGTTCAATGGGCTACTGACTACTTTGCATCAGGCGTATGGGCTAACAACGTTACGGGTTCATCCTCGTACTCGGCGGGTAGCACCACTTACAAGTGGAGCGACTACGTGGAGGCAACTTCATACAACTCAAACCCAATTACGGACGTTGAGTTGGCGAAGGCCACCATTCTTCAGAACACTGGTTACGAGCCCAACACGCTCGTTCTCGGCTACGCCGTATTCCAGACCCTGAAGAACCACCCATTGCTCGTAGACCGTTACAAGTACACCCAAGCCGGTGCAATTGTTACTGAGGACCTCCTCGCACAATTGTTCGGTGTTGACCGTGTTCTCGTTGCTAAGGCAGTTGTCAACAGCGGTAAGGAAGGCTCAAACGCCCAGTCTTACAACTTCACTGTTGGTAACAACGCTCTGCTCTGCTACACCGCTCCAAACCCAGGTTTGATGACCCCATCTGCTGGTTACACATTCATGTGGACTGGCGTTTCCGGTGGACTCGGCACGACCGTTGGTGTTTCACGCTTCCGCATGGAAGAGTTGAAGGCCGACCGTGTTGAAGGCGAAATCGCTTTCGACAACAAGGTTGTTGCTGCTGACCTCGGTTACTTCTGGTCAGGTATCATCTAATCATGAGCAACGAAACCCGTCGTCAGTACCGTGCAGTAGTTCCCTTTGAAACTAAGGGACCGAACCACGTACTGACGGCGGGGGACGTGCTTCCCGAGGACTTTCAAGACGACTTCCTAGAAATTATGCTAGGTCTCGGTAAGATTGAACTCATCGAGGCGCCTACCCCCGCCCCAAAGAAGTCGGCACCAGTTGCCGAAACACCTGCACCAGTTGCAGACGCACCAGCAGTCGCTGATGCACCCGCTGAAGACGCAGAAATTGCTCCAGCGCCCGCCAAAAAGACTTCCTCAAAAAAGGCGTAGTTTAACTTCTCAACCCTTGCTTTATGCAGGGTCATGGGTTAATCTTTCAGCATGTCACTAAAAGATGCTCAGCAACGTCTCAAAAAGGACGTGAGTTGTCGGACTCTTGCTGTCTATCAGGCTCTTGATAAAGAGGACAAGAAAACCTTTGATGGTTTTGTCGCTGATAAATTGGCTCCCGGCGCAATTCACCGAATCCTTGTTATGGACGGAATTAAAATCGGCGATAAAGCAGTTCGTTATCACCTGACTGGTTCATGTGTCTGCCTTGAAGGGTCGGCACATAAGGGGGCTTATCGTGAGTCTGCGTGACGCCGAAAACTCCCTTCCAAAGCGTGTCGTCCCCAAACTTCCCAAGGGCTATGAGCCTGAAATCAAATGGGACGGTGCGAAGGGATTCGGCTTCGTAGACAGTCAGGTAAAACTCTCGCCAGAGGACGCTACTGACCCAGCAATTTGGGAAGAGATTATTGCTGATTGGGGACTAGACCCTAAGACCACCGAACTGGTTGACGGCTCTATCCACATCCGTGCCTGGGACACCAACGCAGGCGAGGGTGAAGTAAAGAGGCTCAAATACTATCGTGCCCAGATTCGCAAGCGCACGGAGGCCGAGGGCGTAAGTAGCATCAACTTCGAAAAGTTGTTTGACTCTGTAATTAAGCGCAAGCCCCCTGGTAAGTCAAAGAAGAAAAAAGACACTGGGAACAGGGCTTTTGCAGTCTTCTTCTCCGACTGGCAACTTGGTAAAAACGAAAGTGGTGGCGTAGAAGCAACCATCGAACGAATTCACCTCGCCCAGGACATCACAATCGAGCGAATCAGGGAACTCATCAAGGTCGGACGTGCGCCAAACGTCATCTATGTATGCGGAATGGGCGACCTTGTAGAAAATTGCTCCGGGCACTACGCAATGCAGACATTCACAGTCGAATTAAATCGACGTGAGCAAAAGGATTTGGCAATTGCGTTGATTGACCGATTCATCGAACTTGTGGTCGACAACTTCCCTGACATTAAGATTGTCATCACCGCAGTTCCAGGGAACCACGGCGAAAACAGGAACTCTGCGGGTAAGGCATTTACTTCGTGGACTGACAACGACGACTTGGACGTTTTCAGCACTACGTACCGTATGTACCTCAAAAACCCCCAGAGATACAAGAACATATCAATGCCTCAATTTGACGGGCTTATTCAGGAAGACCTGACTGTCACTTTGGACATTGCTGGCGTTCCAGTAACCCTTGCTCACGGGCACCAGTTTGGAAAGGGCCCTGGCGGAAGCGTCGGAAAGATTGAATCCTGGCTAAGGGGTCAAGCCCTCGGACGAACCCCGGCCTCGCAATGCGCCATCATGGTTTCAGCACACTTCCACCACTACATTGGCTCAGAGGCCACTGGAAGGACTGTTTTTCAGTGTCCAGCGATGGATGGTGGGTCTAAGTGGTTTACGTCACAGACTGGCGCTAATTCGCCCGCTGGCATGCTTACGATGGG